CAGAACCTACTGGAACAATTACTTACACATTTACCGCGCCGCCCGGCCCATGTCATTTGCAACTGCTAATTGATTCTGATGGCACCAGCACGGCGCAGACGATCAACTGGCCGGGAACAGTGATTTTCCTTGGTTCTACATGGTCTGGTGCAAACAATAAAAGAGCAGTGCTCAATTTTTGGTATGACGGCACCAACTACTTTGCCATCGGCACCAACCAAGTCTGAGGTGAAGCATGGCTGATCGTTACTGGGTCGGTGGTACTGGGACATGGAACGGCACTAACACGGCCAACTGGTCTGCGTCGTCTGGGGGATCGGGCGGCGCAAGCGTGCCTACATCGGCGGACAACGTCTTTTTTGACAATGCGTCGGACTCGGGTGCGGACTACACGGTAACCATATCAACTGCGCAACCCAACTGTGCAAATCTGACTGTTAGTGCGCAAGACTTTATTTTTACGCTAGCCGGCGACCAAATCTTTAACATATACGGCTCAATAAGCATTAATCCGGGTGTTCTTGGAAGATATAACCCAACGCATAGTGCGCAGTGGCGCCTCAGCGGAACGGGCTCTCACACGCTTAGCGTGACAAATGCTTCCAAGTTAAACAACAGCAGCGTCAATTTTACAAGTAGCGGCACCTATACGCTATCTACTTCGGTAACCGCAGGCGGCGAAGTTAGTACTACTGGCCCTTGCACACTAGCCTTAGCGGGCTTCACACTAAGCACTGGAGCCGGTGACTTTACGCTTAGCTCAGGCGCCACTATTAATTTTGGCACTGGTGGCGTTCTGTACTGCGACACCGGCAACCGCACGTTCACGCTGTCAGGCACAGTCAGTGCAGCCAACGGCCACGTGTGGATGAACACCGCAGGTATTGTCAGTTTAGTAGTTGGACAGGCCCCAGCGATAACTATCAATCAAGTGACGCTTGGTACAGCCGCTTGTCAACAGATAAGCCTCTCTCCTAGTGGAAATACCGTATTCAATACTTTGATTTTTGGCGGCACTGTCGCCGTCTCTAGAACTATATCGATAGGCAATAATTTTACTGCAACTACCATTAATTTTAACGGCGCATCGGCAACAACCAACCCACATAACCGACGTACTCTCATTAGCGGTAGTAGTAGGACAATCACTTCAACAACGCTGCAGAACGTCAGTTGCTTAGATTTCTACGGCATTACGTTTAGCGGCGTCACCCTCACTGGCTCAAGCATTGGCGATCTCAGCGGCAATAGCGGCATCACTTTCACCGCAGCCAAGACGTCTTATTGGGTAGGCGGCACGGGCAACTGGGTCTCAGACGCCGCAACGCGGTGGGCAGCATCCAGTGGCGGCGCGGCTGCGGTGACCAACTTCCCATTGCCGCAAGACACCGTAGTTATCGACAACAGCAGCGGCGCTGCAAGCTCTACGATTACCGTTGACGCGGTGTACCCGACTACGATTTTGGCGGCTATAGGTGTTTTGAGTGCAAGTACAAGGACGAGTGCACTTACGCTAACTTCGTCAACGAGTCCGTATATTGCGGCGGTAGGCAATTGGACTAACGGCTCTGGTTTAACACTGTCTCCAGTAGGAATCCAATTTCTCAAAAACTGTACGATCACCAGCAACGGTGTAAGTTTTACGTCCGCATTTGCAATACTGACAGGAGTGGCGCTAACCACTGCCGACAACCTTACGGTTTCGGGCGGCATGGACAACTCTGGCGGCACACTTGCTATTGGAAATAATACGGTAACGGTAGGTAGCTACACACAATCATCCGGTAGCCTGACATTTGGCTCAGGCACTTTGGTGCTCACTGGCAGTGGCACGGCGTTTCAGATAACTACTGCCACGGTAACACCCGGTACAGGCACGATCCGCCTGACGTCGGCAAGCGCCAAGACCTTTGCGGGTGGCGGTAGAACGTACAACATCCTGCAGAACGGCGGCGCCGGTGCGTTGACCATCTCTGGCAACAACACGTTCACCACCATCCAGAACACCGTTCAGCCGACGACTTTTACGTTCACCTCTGGCAGCACTCAGACGGTAACCAACTTCAGCGTGTCCGGTACGTCGGGCAACTTGGTCACCATCAACGCCACATCCTCTGGCGCGGCCACGCTGTCGAAAGCGTCTGGCACCGTCAGCGTGTCGTTCTGCAATATCAGCAGGTCTACCGCCACAGGTGGTGCAACGTGGTCGGCCCTTACATCAAACGGCAACGTAGATGGCGGAACCAATACGGGTTGGAATTTTGGGGCTGCAGGCAACGGATTATTTTTTGGGAGTAATTTCTGATGTACGCACTGATTAAGAATGGCGCAGTTGACAAGTACCCGTACTCGGTTTTCGAGTTTAGGCAAGACAATCGCACGGTATCGTTGCCGGCTGACCCGACGCCTGCCCAACTGGAAGAGGTTGGCCTGTATGAAGTTGCCTTGGCTGCAAAACCTACAACTCAGGCTGGTCAGGTGGCTGATGAGTCCACGCCTGTTTTGACCAACGGGGTGTGGACGCAGGCGTGGTCCGTTCGGGCGGGAACGCCTCAAGAGCTTGCAATTGCACAGGCAGACCTCCTCAGCGCAATCGTAGAAGCAACTCAGGCTCGTCTTGATTCTTTTGCTCGTACTCGGAACTACGACGGCATGCTGAGCCTGTGCACCTACGCCACTAGCCCGACACCAAGGTTCGCGGCTGAAGGTCAATATGGCGTGGAGGCGCGTGATGCAACGTGGGCCAAGATGTACGAGATGCTGGCTGAAGTTCAGGATGGTACGCGGCCTATGCCAACAGGATTTGCCGATGTTGAGCAAGAGCTTCCTCCATTGGTTTGGCCTACCTAACCATGATTGAATTTCTCGGCTCAGGCTTCATCGGTGCCCTCTTAGGAGGGCTGTTCCGTCTTGCTCCAGAAGTGTTGAAGTTCTTCGACAAGAAGGACGAACGTTCTCACGAACTGAAGATGTTCACGCTGCAGACTGACCTTGAGAAAATGAGAGGTGAGTTTCGCATGGAAGAGAAATACGTAGACTTCAGCAAGACAAGTTTGGATGCTATCAGCGATGCTTTCAAACAACAAGGCGAAGCAGATAGCAAAGCGTGGAAATGGGTTGCTAGTGTGTCTGCGTTGGTTCGTCCCGGCATTGCTTGGGTGTTGTTTGGACTATACACAGCAGTGAAGCTAGTCATTGTCAACTACGCTGTGTTGTCTAATGTTCATCCTCTTGAAATTATCAGGATGGTGTGGACACCAGAAGACTTTGGTATTTTGTTGATGGTATTGACGTTCTATTATGTCGGCAGACCTATTGAAAAATACACAGGTCGCTGAAGCAATATCCATTGCAAAGGAAGCATTGTGTAAGCCTTTTGAGGGATATGCTAGACGACTTCCTAATGGAGACTGTCATGCCTATCCCGATCCCGGCACAGGCGCACAGCCGTGGACGATAGGATGGGGCAGCACAGGCCCTGAAGTGAAGCAAGACACTGTGTGGACACAACAACAGGCTGAAGCGTCCCTAGACAATCATTTGTTACACTTCTGTGCCGGGGTATTGACAATGTCTCCAGTGTTGCAACAAGAGCCTCCGAGACGTCTTGCTGCAATTATCTCTTTCGCGTATAACTGCGGACTCAGAAACTATCGCATATCAACATTGAAGAAGCGTGTTGACGCTAAAGATTGGAATGGCGCGACGGAAGAGATAGTGAAGTGGAACAAAGCTGCTGGTAGAATATTGACAGGTCTTACCAGACGTAGACAAGCAGAAGCGAGACTACTTAAATGACTATTCCGTCTTCGTTGAAGATTGTTGGTAGAGAATATAGTGTAGTAAAAGTTGAGGAGTATGACGAACAAGTTGGTGGTGTGGATTTTGAAACAAGCACAATTGTTGTCAAAGACAAACAACAAAGGCTATTAGAAGCTGATACATTGTTACATGAATCGTTACATGTCATTGATGAAATATTCCAACTTGAGCTATCAGAAAGGCAGGTATATTGCATCACCAGCGGACTAATTGCTCTTCTTAGAGATAACCCCACTCTGATGCTATATATTAACGATGCCCTAATTTCACCGAGAAAAGTATGAGTAAATTCACTGCAAAGCAAAAAGAAATCGTAGCACGTAAGCTTGGCTACGAAGGCCCTATGCAGGGCTTTGATGAGTTTCTTCAAAGCTCTCCTGCTTTGCAGATGAAGTATGGCATGGTGGCTGATAAGTACGCTGAACGCATGGCTAAGGGTGGTGTTGTTCGTAAGTATGCGAAAGGTGGAAGCGTAACAGCTACTAAAGAACAGATCGACGCATTCAAAAAATCTCAAGCCTACACAGACTTTCAAAAGTCTATGGAGGGTTCACCGGGTACGATGGATATGTACAATTCTCCGTATTTTGGAGAAACAGGCTCTGGGTCATTTGGTCGCGCTCAAGATAAAGCATTTGAAGATTGGTTGGCAAAACAACCAACAACGGTGCGTCCTGACACTGGTCAGCAATCGCCGAAAGTACGCACTGACACAACTACAACTGGCGGCACTACAGGTGGCACAGCTACAAAGCAGTTTAAGCTAAACATTGATCCTGCCACTGCTACAGCGCAACAAGAAGCTGCTGAATACAATCGTTTGCGTTCTGAAGGGTTTACAGATGCAGAAATTAGGGCTGGCTCTGAACAAGCAGGATGGAAACTAGCAAACGAAGATTGGACATATCTTCAAAGTCTTGCTGCTACAGCAGGCACTACAGTACCAAAAACAAATCCAGCTACACAATATACAGACACTGGTGTTCCCATTGCTGGTGCAACGCAGCAGGTACAGGCTCAACAGACCTCTACAGCAGGTTTGACGCTTGATACCACGAAGCCTCAATATCAACTTGGTACAGCGCCTACAGCGACAGTAAAGACAGCAGCGCCAGCAACATCAGCTACAGCAGCGCCTGTAGCAGAAGGTGAAACTTATACTGCTGACACTGCCACTGGTGATATTCAAGAGCAGATGAACAAGCTTGCTGCGTCACAGGGAACATTGTCAACTGGCGCTCAAGTGACAGCACAACAGGGAACACTCTCTGATGCTGCTAAAGCCACTGCTGTTGAGAAAGGCCCTGCTGCTACGGTGACGGCTCCACCTGCTCTTACACAGACGCCTGAGATGCTGGCAACTGCTGCCACTGCGGCAGACGTTGGTGGTGCCCCTACAGCTACTGCTGTAACTTCAGATAAGACATTCACAGCAAAGGCTGCTGAACTTGCTGGTGCTACTCCTACAGCAACTGCCGTCACTGATTACAACCTTGGCACTGCTCAAACAGCAAAAATGGCAGCAACAAGTGTTCAAGAAGCAGCAAAGGCTGGTGCAGCAGAGCAAGCAACGGCTACAAAAGTTGCAGCACCTACGGCAGTTTCTGCTGCCACCTTCCAAGGTGCTACACCACAAGCTCAGGCAGTTACAGCATACAACTTGCCAGCTATTCAAAGTGCTACGATGATTCCCACTGCGGTTGAAGCTGCAGCAAAAGCTGGAGTTATTCCGCAAGAGATTGCTCAACAAACATCTATTCAATCCACTGTCATTGCACAGGAGCGTCAAACAGCAGCAAATGAAATTGTTGATGTAGCAAGACAGGCATTGCAGATTACCGAACCTATTCAAGCAGTTGCTGCCATTGCGGATAAGCTGAATCAAGACGCTGTTGCCATTGCACAGCAAGGAAGCTTCAGTCAAGCACTAGCCACTGCAGAGCAAGGAAGAGTTGAAGCTGCAGCAACTATTCAGGGACAACTCACGTCTCTGATGCAACAGTTCAATAACGGCACTCCAGCATGGGCTGCTGGTGCTATGCGGGCTGCAAATGCGGCTATGGCATCGCGTGGGCTTGGTGGTAGTAGCATGGCTGGTGCCGCCATTGTTCAAGCGGCTATGGAGTCTGCTACACCGATTGCTGCGGCAGATGCTCAGACGTTTGCTCAGATGAATTTGACAAATCTGAACAACAGACAACAGGTTTCTTTGGCAAATGCTGCTGCTTCTCAGAATCTTGAGCTTGCAAACTTGAATGCTCGTCAGCAAGTCGCATTGCAGAATAGCGCTAATGCATTTTCTTTGCAGTCTCAGAATCTGTCAAATCAGCAGGCTGTGGTGCTTGCTAATGCTCAGGTTCGTGCTGCAGCGCAACAGAAAAATGTCGATATCAAAACTTCTGTTGCATTAACAAATGCAGCAAAATATGCTGAAGTAAACAATCTCAATCTGAATAATCGTCAACAAGCAATGTTGCAGCGATCTGCTGAGAACATTCAAATTGATCTTACAAATCTTAACGCTCGTCAGCAGACAGCATTGGCAAATCTGCAAGTAAAGGCTGCTATTGCTGGTCAAGAGCTTTCTAACGAACAACAGATGGCTGTGTTGCGTAGCACTCAGACGTTTGAGGCTGCTCAGTTTAATGCTAACGCTAAACAGCAAGCGATGATGGCTGACTTCAACGCTAGAGCAGCGCTTGAAGGGCAATCGCTATCAAACCAACAACAAACTGCGTTGTTCAATGCTAGCGCAGTGTTGGATGAACGTAAGATAAATCTGACAAATCAACAACAGACGTTGTTGTTCAATGCCAGCAATGCTCTGCAAGTAGACATTACAAATGCATCAAATGCACAGCAGACAGCGTTGGCAAATCTGCAAGTAAGGGCTGCATTGCAGGGTCAAGAGTTGACGAATGAGCAGCAGATGGCTGTTCTTCAAAGCACTCAAAACTTTGAATCTGCACAGTTTGATGCAACGGCACAACAGCAGTCTTTCATTGCTCAATATAACGCTGATGCTGCGCTGAAGGGACAGGTGTTGTCAAATCAACAGCAGACAGCGTTGTTCAATGTTAGCAGCCAATTGCAAGAGCGTGGACTGAAGTTTAACGCAGAGCAGCAAGCGAACATGTTGAATACGACAAATGCCATGCAGATGGAGTTGTCGAATCTGTCGAATAAGCAGCAGACAGCGCTTGCTAACGCACAAATTGATGCCGCAATGAAGGGTCAAGAACTCAGCAACAAGCAGCAAGTAAATATCAGTAATGCTGCACGTGTTGCTGAAATTGCAGGCATAAACTTCACTGCTGCACAGCAGCAGGCTTTGTCAAACGCGCAGTTTATCCAGCAGATTAACCTGCAGGACATGAGCAATCAGCAGGCAACAGTGTTGGCTAATGCCGCTGCTGCTGCGTCGATGGACATGGCGAATCTGAATGCCCGTCAACAATCTGCTGTTCAGAATGCTCAGTCGTTTTTAGCAATGGATATGGCAAACCTTGATAACACGCAGAAGACTGCGTTGTTTAAGGCACAGACTCTTGCACAGACTGCGTTGTCTGATACGGCTGCTACAAATGCTGCAGCGCAGTTTAACGCTGCAAATAAACAACAGGCTGATCAGTTTGAAGCTTCGTTGTCTACTCAGGTGTCGCAGTTTAACTCTGCTCAGAAGAATGCAATGACTCAGTTTAACACTGGTCAAGAGAATGCGATGGAGCAGTTTAACTCGCAGATGAAGTCGCAGCGTGAGCAATTTAACGTCACAAATCGCACTGTCATTGATCAAGCAAACGCGCAACTATTGGCGAATGTCAGCACTGCCAACACTGCTGCTGTCAACGCTGCCAACTTCGCCAACGCCCAAGCCATGAACAACATGACTTCAGCGCAATATAATAACGAAGTGCAACTCTATCGCGATCAAGTGAAGATGGTGTACGATAGTTATGAACGTGGTGAAGACAGGGCTGCGTCGATGGCTGAGATGTTGTTGAGTGCAGGCGTACAGCGCGACAAGATGGACGCTGAAACTAGCGCTTCTTGGGGCAAATTGCTTGTTGCTTTTGGTGGTACAAAAGTTGGTGAAAGTCTAATTGATAAAGGCATTAATTGGCTATTCGGTGGCTAAGGAATAACAATGCAAAACTACAAAAAGTTTATGGCGCAGGTTGAAGAGCGCATCAATAAGATGAACAAGAAGCCTTCAAAGAGCGAAGGCGGCATCATGTCTCGAAAGGACAAGATGTCGTCGTCTGAGAGCGACTACATTGACACCATCGCTTCTTACATCGCCACCATCCGCAAGACAGCACAGAAAGTGAAGGCAAAGAATGAAACCTGATTTTCTTCATCAACCTATTCCCGGCATTTCGTTGACGGGCGCTCCCGGCAATGCTCCGTGGGAGCAGCCTCCGAAGTATGTGTCACTA